GTGAGGAGACATAAATGATACAGAACTATTTACCTACCGACTACCAAAACTTTATAGCACTCTCTCGCTATGCACGGTGGAAGGAAGATGAGCAACGTAGAGAGAATTGGGGTGAGACTGTAGACAGATACTTCAATTATATGGAGAGACATCTAGTAGACAATCATCACTATATGCTGACTTTGGCATTAAAAGAAAAGTTATCTAATGCCATAATGTCTCTTGGTGTTATGCCTAGCATGAGAGCCTTGATGACTGCAGGTGTAGCATTAGATAGATGTCACGTAGCAGGTTACAACTGTAGTTATATACCTGTAGATAGTCCTCGTAGCTTTGATGAGTGTATGTACATACTTATGTGTGGCACAGGTGTAGGGTTCTCTGTTGAAAGAGAGAATGTAGATAAACTACCTGTGGTTAATGAACACTTTGAGAAGTCTTCTACTATAATAAAGGTAGGTGATAGCAGACCCGGATGGTCTAAAGCCTTACGTGAGTTGATTGCTATGTTGTATGCAGGACAGATACCTACATGGGATGTGTCTGATGTAAGACCTGCAGGTGCTAGACTAAAAACCTTTGGTGGCAGAGCATCAGGACCTGCTCCATTAATTGACCTGTTTAACTTCTGTATACAAAAGTTTGAGAGTGCTAAAGGTAGAAGACTATATCCTATTGAGTGCCATGATTTAATGTGTAAGATAGGCGAAGTTGTAGTCGTTGGTGGTGTACGTAGGTCAGCACTTATATCTTTGTCTAACTTAGGCGATGACCAAATGCGTCATGCTAAGTCAGGTCAATGGTGGGAGAATGAAGGACAGAGAGCATTAGCTAATAACTCTGTAGCATTTAAAGGTAAGCCTGAGATGGGTACATTCATGCGAGAGTGGACATCCCTATATGAATCTAAGTCAGGAGAACGTGGTATCTTTAACAGACAGGCAGCCAAAGTGAAAGCACTTGAGAATGGTAGAAGAGATGCTGATTACTATTTTGGTTGTAATCCATGTTCAGAGATTATACTTAGACCTTATCAATTCTGTAATCTTACAGAGGTTGTTGCACGTGAAACAGATGATATGTTTTCTTTACAAGAGAAAGTACGTGTAGCCACTATACTTGGCACATTTCAATCTACTCTTACTAACTTTAAATACTTACGTAAAGTATGGAAGGACAACACAGAGGTAGAAAGATTATTAGGAGTTTCCCTAACAGGTATACTTGACTGTCCTGTCCTATCACCTGATAATAGTAATCTAGAATCTAATCTAGAGATATTAAGAAATGTAGCAGTAGAAACAAACAAGAAGTTTGCTAAAGATTTAGGCATACCTCAATCAACTGCTATAACATGTGTCAAACCTAGTGGTACAGTATCACAACTAGTTGACAGTGCATCAGGCATACACGCAAGACATAACCCTTTCTACATTAGAACTGTGCGTGGTGATAACAAAGACCCTATCACACAGTTTATGAAGGAGAGTGGTATACCTAGTGAGCCTGATGTTATGAAGCCTGACAGCACAACAGTGTTCAGCTTTCCTGTAAAATCACCTTCAGGTGCTATTACTAGGACAGAGATGACAGCCATTGAGCAATTAGAATATTGGCTTGTCTTTCAAAGGCATTGGTGTGAACACAAACCTTCTGTTACTATATCTGTTAAAGAAGATGAGTGGATGGAAGTGGGAGCATGGGTGTATAAAAACTTTGATGAAGTATCAGGCATATCCTTCTTGCCTTTTAGTGACCATACATATGCCCAAGCACCTTACCAAGATATAGAAGAGAAAGAGTATCTTGACTTATATAGTAAGATGCCATCCTCTATTGATTGGTCTAAGTTAGCAAACTTTGAGAAAGAAGATACTACAAGTGGCAGTAAAGAACTAGCATGTACTGCTGATGCATGTGAAATGGTTGACATACAGGCTAGTTAATGATAGAAGATACAGTACAACTAATATGGTGGCAATGGTGGTTACTTATTGCCATCACTATAAATACGTTAATAAACTTAATTGTTTTCTTCAAGGGTAGGAAGCTACACATAAGAGAACTCTTACATTTAAAACCTAAGAAAGTTAAAAAGGAGAATAAAAATGGATAGCATAGAGCCAAGTAAAGAGAATAGAAAAAAGTTTGACATTGACCTAGAGTATGGTAAAGTAAGAGAGAAACAAGTAGCAGAGATGCTACAAGATAAGAAGATAGAAGTTAAAAGCGAGAGAGGTATGTGGCAGAAGACAGGCAACATAGCTATCGAGTTTGAAAGTTATGGTAAACCTAGTGGTATAAGAGCAACCGAAGCAGATTACTGGTTCCATAACTTGTGTGTAGGTGAAGAGACATTCTGCACGTTAGTCTTTGATGTCAAGAGTTTAAAGAAGATAATAGATAAACTTGACACAAAGAAATGGGTAGCAGGGGGAGACAACAAAGCAAGTAAGATGTACTTAGTTAGCTTGCAGAAGTTGTTTTCCTCTGACGTAATTAAAACATTTAAAGGAGTAGAAGCATGAGAGAAATGTTATTAGGAGCAGCCAAGTCTTATTATGTCGGACTAATGAACAGACATATATCAAACGTAGAAATACTATTATCTAATGCTGTAGGCATAGGAGAACATCAAGACATACAAGCATCCATTGATGCCGAACTTGATAAGATAGCTACTGTTGATGATAAACTTAATATAATAGTCAAATACTTTGAGAGGAGAAAAGAAGATGCAAAAGCAGAAGAAGAAAAGAAATCCCAATCTAAGTAAGTATGATGCTCCCTTAAGAATACAATTCGAGAGGGGGTTCAATGCTTTTAAAGGTAAGCAGTATTTAAAAACTGTTAAAGGTAATAGGGTTATTATGACAGAGAATCCCTATAACACCAACACCATGCAGTCACGTGAATGGACACGTGGCTATAACTCTGCGTATGCACAGCAATTAAAAAGGGTTAAGGATGTTGAAGCTAGAAGAAGAAGCCAAGAAGTTCATGCAGGATAACTTAGTTATAAAGGAAGTAATGACTGCTGATTTCTACGAAGCACGAGCAGGACAGACTGCTATCTTTCCAAAAGAAAAAGCCTTAGAGTATTTAGCTCTAGGCTTGACGAGTGAAGCAGGTGAGGTAGCAGGTAAGATAAAGAAAATAATACGTGATGGCAAAGGAGACAAAGAAGCCATAGCCTATGAGATAGGGGATGTTCTTTGGTACTGTGCTGTACTAGCTAGTGAGTTGGGTGTTAGTTTAAATACTATTATGCAGAAGAACTTAGAGAAGTTACATGATAGACATTCGAGAGGTACACTTCAAGGGTCAGGAGATGATAGATAAATTATTGGTAAGGCTTAACTAGAGCCTTGCCTAATATCTTTCCAATAAGAAAGTGATTCTTATTAGGTTCTTCTTCTTGCATTTGCATTACAGTTTTACCATACTTACCCACATAATATTCATCAGCTAAAGCTCGTTTCTCTTCATTAAGTTTAATGTATTCTGCTCTATCAAAGGGTGTATAGCTTTTACCTTTAGCTTTTTCCTCACCTACAGCAACTGCTTTGGCAAACTCTTTTGCTAACTTTCTATATTTAGCTAACTTATTTTTAAATGCTATTCTTTGTTTTACTTTAGATAGTCCTTGATAGTATTCAGTGTTTAACTCATTAGGTAAATACTTCTCTACAAACCTACCCATAAATCTTTTAACATAGGAGTCTGCTTTTTTATCACCTGTTGATGGTAATACATTCCAATTCTTCATATTAAACTTAACTAATTCTTGCTCTACAGTATTACGCACTTGTTCTTTTCTAAGACCTGTTAGTTGTGAACCTACTGTACTTTGTCTAATGATAGGACCTTCACGTGTAGCTGATTCTGCTATAGGTAATGACCTCTGTGATAAGTCTGTTCCAAATAAAAGTTGTCCTGTAGCATCAGTTAAACCTGCTAAGAAAGGCATATTTCTAGTGGCTGCTTTCTTAAAAGAATCTAGACCTCTTTCAGTACCACCAAATCCTTCTATCTGTTTAGCACTTCTTACATAGGCGGCTTCTACATCAAAAGCTGCTTCAATATCTGTTATCATTTTGATAGGAGTAAATGCACCACCAACTAACTCACCTAGATAACCTGACATGTATTCGGATATCTTTTCTCCTTTTATACTATCAATGCCTTCTTCACTACCTATAGCCTGATATAGACTATCAATTAGATAAGATGCAGAACCACCTCTAAACATAGCACCTGTATATCCTTCAAGTATTTCTTTACCTGATAGACCAGAAAAACCATCAGTCTGTAGCTTAACCATTAACTCACCTACTAATAAGTAAGGTGCTAGTGGGAAGAAAGGTCTTAAGTCTACAGTTCTACCATCATCTGATTTAGCTTCATACCATTTTGTACCATCTTTATTATCATAAGCATCCTTACGAGTCTTATAAGCCGCAGCCCAAGCGGCACTTCCAACAATACCTCTAGCCATTTGTTCTCTAGCTTCGTTTAACTGTCTTGCACCTAACTCTTTTATCTCTTGGTCTTTTTTTAGTACATTAAATATACCTCTACTACCTGTATTTAAAGCGGCTAATACACTACCGGGTGAATATTGCAAGTTAAACTGCATAGCATTGACCATAAATCTAGCATAAGGAAAAGCACCTGTACCTAATGGTATCCCTAGTGCTCCGGGTAAAGGTCCTAATGCTTCATTAACTTTTACAAATACACTACCTAATGGGTCTCCTGCTTTACCACCACCCTTTCGTGGCTCACGAGAGAATGTAAAGTATAAGGCATCTTCTGTTGCCTGTTGTAATTGTTTTGTAGGTAATGGTCTGCCATCAGCAACTACTTCTCGTACATTAGTTCCCATTCTTCTTAATTGTTTATCTATTGATGCAGTAAAAACAGCACGTCTGAACATCTTATCCTGTGCCATGTTCAATCCATTGAGCCATCTAGTTGTTTTAGATAGAGATTGATTACCTGTCACTTCTTGCATAGACCTATCTATCTGACGTAACAAAGCAGGATTATATTTAAGTAGAGATTCAGTTAATTCTTTAGACTCAAAGCCATCTATAGTACGTAGTAATGTATCAAAGGTATCATAGTATATATCTTTCATACCTTTCCAAGTACCTTTACCACTAAACTGAAGTTTAGATGCACTTGTTAGTCCTCTACCTATGTTATAAATAGATGATTCAACTAAGTTAGCACCACCTTCTAAACCTACTCTCATTACACCTGTGGCTACGTTACGAACTGTAGTCGCTACCTGTGTAACCATTAAAGCTCTACGTTCACGGTCAAGTCTTAACATAAAGTCATAGGCATTACCTATCACACTAGTGGTAGCATTATTCTTACCAAACTTCTTATCAAACTCTTTGACAAGTTCAGGGTCTGCTTCACGTAAACTTTTTATAAATTTACCTAATGGACTAGCTGTTTGAAGACTTTTACCTGCATCACTATATGATGTCATAGTAATCTTAGCAAACTGTTCTTGAGTTAATCCAGCACGAGCTAATGCACCATCTAATACTTCTTGGTCTACAATCTTTACACCTTCAGAGTTTAAATTAGTAAGTATCTCTGCTATAGCAGTCGATGCATTTTTCTGACCTTCTAAATAGGGTTTCATAAACTGTTCAGCAGCTTCTCCTTTATCTTTAGATATAGATTTAAATACTTCCGTAGTAATCTTAGATACACGTCTCATTATATCTTCTTGCACTGTAGCTTCAGTCAAGTCTGTCTTAGGGTCTAATGCTTCTAGTATCTCTCTACCTTCGAGTATAGCTTTATCAGCTTGTATTTCTTTTATAGGGTCAATAACATCACCTACTTCTTTAGATGTAGCACCCTCTGTTGCTTTTACTTTCTCTGCGTTCTTCTTTAGTAAAGCTTCTTTAGCTTGTTGTTGTAATTTAATAGAACGTTCAGCACCTAATGTACCAAGCTTACCCATACCAAGTGCAGTAACACCACCTAATCCTGCTGTTATACCACCTGTTAAGACAGCACCTAATCCTATCTCTGCAGCTCCTGCTTTTTCTTCACGTTTAGCTGCGGCTACATCAACTTCAGACAAAGCACTGACAGAATAAGCACCTGAAGCTGCTCCTGCGGCAGTTTCTACTGCAAGTGGTTTTGCACTAGCCTTTAATCCTAGTTTCATAGACTGTCTTTTAACTTCATCCTTGGCTGCTTTTTCAGCTACAGCTTTAGGTAAGCCTGATTTAATACCTGCCTTTGTTGTTTCAAGAAATAAATTCTTTATAGCACTAGTAGCTCCAACTCTAGCAACAGCACCTGTACCAAAACCAAGATAAGTGAGAGGGTCTGTGAGTAAAGCTGCACCATAATCAGCTATACCATCAAACCAACCTGTACCACCTTCCTCATAAAATGAGGGTAGTCTTTCTATGTCACGGAATACTGCACCAAAGTTTGCTTTATCTTCTTCTGAAGCACTACGAGTCCAATCCACCTGACCCATTAAGTCAAGTGTATTCATATTGACATTACGATAATGTTCAATAAATCTATCAAGAAACTCTTGGTCGCTTTCATTCTCTTTTTGACCACCATCTTCTCCAAAGCGAGATGCCATGTACGAATTAGCAGTAGCTAAGAAACGTGAGTCCTTTGCAAAGTCTTCATATGTTTTGGTTTTTTCAGTATCGTATGTTTCACGAGCATATTCTATGTCATCGGCTTTACCATACAATTCAGCTAGGGGAGTAGCTTCTTTAGGTGTAGTTGTAGTAGGAACAACTTCTTCTTCTTTAGTTTCATCGTCTTCATAATCAAGAACGTCAAACTCTTGTTGTTCAGAAACTACAGGACTTTGCAATTCTTCTTCGTCATCATCCTCATAGTCAAGAACATTAAATTCTTTTTGTTCAATCATGTAATTACCTATTTATTTTTTTACTGAGCCATCAGGATTATGAGTATCTCCATATAGTTTATCCCATTCTGCTTGAGCCTTTTCAACAGACTCTTCATCATCAAATGGATTTATACTACTACCAAAACTTTTCTCTGGTCTTTTTTTAGGAGCAGGTTTAGTGGGGTCAACAAACTTCCCATAGTCTTTTTCTTTAGGTTTGTTTTTAATAGCTTCTCGCAGTATTTTTTGAGCAGTATCTGCATCTATACCATATAAATCTTGCAATCTTTTAAATGCTTTATCATAAGATTTATTATTATTTACCATACCCTCTGCGTATTCTTCAGGGTTAGGATACTTTTCTTTTATTTGATTATCTTTATCCTCTTGACTAACTGGCGTTTTAGATATATCATCTTTCTTATCATCATCACCACCTAAATACTGTGTTAGACCTGCTGATTGTGCCCATCTTTGACCATCCGAGTCTAAGAAATCACCATTACCATCCACCATTCTCTTCACAAAGTTTTTATCATAGTCTGCCTTCAACTGTTTTTGTCTTTTTACATTATCTTCAGGTGTAGTAATTATCTGACCATCTGCACCTACTAGCATTTTAGTATTAGGGTCTGTATTAGTAGATAATAATGTTTTTAAACCTGTATCATAAGATTTTTGCAACTCTGTATCTGTTTTACCTGATGTACCTTTAGCTGTGGCAGCAATGTAAGCAGAGTTAGTTGATAGTATTTCTGTTTTTACTTTATCTAACTCTTCTGTTAAACGCAAATATTCTGGTGACTCTTTATCTTCAATCTTTGCTCGTTCATCAAATATTCTACCCCTACGGATTTCAAGTGTTGGAGCATCCTGTGCTAACTTGCTTAAATCTATAGCACCACTACCCAGATTACTCTTAGCAGCTTCTTGTATATCCTTTATAGGTTCTAATAGTCCTGACGCTTCATACTGTTTTCTACCTTCTTTGTATGCCTTCATAGGGTCTGTCTTTCCAAATAAACCTAGTAGACCACTAGTTTGTTCTAAAGCACCAAAGTCAGGAGTAGCTACGGTTGCTAATTTAACAATACTATCAGTAGCATCTTCTACACCCTTGAACCCTACTTCATCTTTATTAGGAGTATACTTATATAATTC